AGCTGTTAGCTCGGTGTAGCCGTAAGTTGCTAGGTAAACGGATCGATGTGTCGAGTCGGCATAGCTAATTCGACCCTGAGAATCCTCGTATATGTAGCCCAATCCAGACGTCGCGAGAGCGGCGACAAGGGAATAAATATCCACGCGATCAGATGATCGAGCTGCTAACTCGTAATTACCGGGCTGATCGATCTCGCCTAATCCGACGTTCTGAGCATTAGCCCACGTTTCGGTCGGATCGTAGTTAGCCCATTGTAAAGCTGCGGGAACTTCGCCCCAGTTATTTAATAGTAAATCTTGGAGAATATGATAAATCTGATCGCCGTCGAAATCTTGAACTAGCGTTCCGTCGGTCAGCGCTTTAGGTAAACGGCTTAGCGCTCCTAGTGCGGTTATCTTGAGAACTTGATTAAGTCCGACTGATCCAGCGGTAATTATTTCGACGCCGAAATCAACGACAGTTCCGCCGAATATCGGAACGTAAGTCGCGGTCGAATCTTGTAGCTCGATCGTTACTGAATCGTTTATATTTATATTGACGATCGCTTGCGTTAGGTTTAAAAGCTCTAAATTACAATAGCCCGCTTGCGCTTGCTGATAGATGTTATTTCGACCGCTGGTAATAGTCAGATTTGCCAGCGTGTAAGTCGTATATTCGACGCCCTGAATCTTTACGCGCCATACTGGGTTAAATACTGTCATTAGAACGCCAGCGCATTAGCGCCATTAGTGCCGCGATAGAAACTATTGTTTAGCACGTCAACGATTCGACGAGCTGTTCCTTCTTGATCGATTGCGCCGCTCACGTTAATAAATATATTTCCGCCGCCGTTGCCTAATTGGTTATTAGGAACGATACGACCGCCGGACGATGGGACGAATAATTCCGCGCCAGCTTCTCCCACGATGTAAGGTCGATTAGCTGTAACCATACCGCCAGCGGCTAGCTTAGGGATCTTGGGTAAATCTTTACCGCCTGTTATATTGTTTACGATGTTATAAGCGCCGACCAGTAAATTAAGTCCCGAGATAACTAGGTTAACGGCGGCGACTAAACCTTTCATAGCCAGCGAAATTGCGTCAATAACGAACGCAATACCATTAAACGCGACCTTGAAAGTTGTACCAATAAACGACGCAACAGGTTTAGCTATAACCAGAAACGCGGTAAGTCCGACGCCTAATATCTTAAAGAATCCAGCGTTATCAGATACCGCGTCACCGATTGCGCCAAATACAGATTTAATTCCCTGTAAAATTGGAGTTAGCGCAACCTTAAAAATTGGGATTATGTATTTGTTTAGATAATCCCAAAGAGCTGTAAAAGATGGAATTAGTGTCTCTTTGATAAACGTTCCAATACTTGTAAAAACGGGTTGAAGTTTGCCGCCAATATCTGTTGCTAATAAACTAATAGTCGGTATTACTTGACCGACAAATGACGAAACTAACGGAGTAAGTGCGTCGAGAACAAATGAACCGACAGTTTCTTGTGCTTCACTAAACGCCAATTTTAATCGTTCAATTTTGCCGCCAAATGTATTAGCTTGCTCGCTTGCCTGTCCACCAAAAGTGTCAGCTAAGAATTTAGTTTGTTGCTCAAATGTCATTGATTTAAGTTCGGCAGCTGTTAATCCAATTCCCAGTTTTCCAAGTGCGGTTGCATTGCCCTCGTAGGCTTTGCCTAAAGCGTTTGAAACTGTCTCAAGTGACTTACCTGATCCAGCGGCAACGTCGATTGCCAAAGTTGCCAGTTTTTGAGCTTCTCCGACGTCACCAGTTGCACGAGCTAGTCTTTCGTAAGCTGGTCGTAGCTGATCGTCCGTTACGCCGAAAGCTAAGCCCATGTTTGAAATCCATGTCTCAGTTGCCGCAATAGTTTGATCGGTTGCTCCAGCGACATTTTTAAGAGTAGTTGCCAGTTTTGCTTGAGCTGCCTCGTCCTCGATCGCCGACTTAACTCCATCGACTAACAGTTTTCCAGCATAAGCAACGGCAGCGGCGCCAGCTAGGGCAAATGCTGCTCCCGCTTTTTTGCCAAAGTCGCCTAATTTGCTACCGAAAGATTCTGTTTCGGTATTAGCCTGGCTTAATCCTTTTTTAAGATTATCGACGTCCGCAAGTATTGAGAGCTTAAGCGTTCTTGATCCCTCAGCCATTAGTCGAACCTCTTAACTATTGAAGTGAACGCCTTTTCCCACTCAGCGATTAAGTAGCTTTGCTCAGCTCGAAGTGTTGGGTAAATAAAATAACCAGTCGATCCTCGCCCGGTCGATCCTGACCAAATTGGGAATTGCTTATATTTATTTGATCCAAACTCTGAGCCGCCCCATAGATCGCGAGTCGTTGCTCCGCCACTAAATTTTTGTCCGGCAAAGCCGAACGAAATCTCGCCGATTTTAGATGACTTACTGACTTTAGAACCCTCAGCGATTCGACCAGCTACGGACGCGGAATTAAGCGATCCAGCCGCCGAACTAATCTTGCCCTGTAAATATGTAGCGAGCGCGCTTGATTGCTCTTTAGCTTGAGCGATGGCTTCATCGTCCATCGCCTTAAAAGCTCCAGTAATAGCGCGAAGTTCGGCTTTGTCGTATTGAACGACTTCCTTACTTTCCGCCATTTCGTTTCTCCAATATCTCTAGCGCTGTCAATATGTCCGCCGCGTCCACCCACTCACTCATTGGTATTCCTGTCGCGATCGACAGTTCTACAATTAAGTAACTTAGGCTTCCTCGGCTGTAACTTTTGGGCTTTCGGTTTCTCCGACTGTTATATCGACTACCATTTCGCACCATACGTCATAAGGTTTGACGGGCTTACCGCCAGCCTCACGTCGGATCGCGTTCCACGCTAGAAACATTAAGTCAGAAATTCCGATCTTGTCCTGAGCTTGTTGGATCGTGTACCCGGTTTTTTGCTCCCACTTAGCGAACTCTGGTGGTTGCGCTGTCGTGGTAACTGTTTTTCCGTCGTTCGTTTCGATATGTATTTGTAACTTCATGCTCCCGATCTCTTTTCTTATAGTGTTGGAGTTGTCACGCAAGTAAAGCTCAGCGAAATAGTCTGAGCGTCTGGAGCTGTGCCGCCAGCGCTTGGGAATATAGGCTGAACGTCAAAGTTAAAGACTGATCCGCTCGCGGCTGTAAATACGACCGAAAGTGGAGTATTAGGTGCGCTGTCAGCTGCGTTCCATAGCGAAGCGGCTAGTGATCCGCCAGCTGTCCAGTCGGCAAGCATTTCGACGTCGAAAGTACCCTGTGAATCGGTAGTGTAATAAGCCTTACCATCTAAAGTCTGATAAGTGTTGATCGTTGACTCGATTGTAAGGGTTGCGGCTGTTGCTTGAGCGTCATAAGTTGCACCCTCGATGGTGAAAGTTATATCGCGCCCAGTTACGATTGTTGTTGGCATTTTGTCTCCTAGTTTTCCTGTTTGTAGTAAGTGCTAACGTCAATATCCGAAATAAGTAAATTACTCGAACCTAACGCAACGATCGACGGACGCGATACGTCGCCGACAATATATCCCGACGGAATAGCCGCGAGAATCTGTATGACTAACTTCTCGAGATTATCGAGAGCGCCCGCGTTATTGTTATACGCAACGGCGGCTGAGATTGTAAAATTAACTTTTAATTGGATCGAGCTACTAATTAGCGTCGTCTCTAAATACGGAGTACCCGGCACGATGATCGCAGCGGGCGGAATTACCGCCTCGGGTACTGATTCATAGACCGACGCGGTTACGCCAGCGAGAGCGGTTGCTAGTGGCGCACGAACGTCAGCCTGAATTGAGGTTGGCATTATTGACCCATTGTCTCGACGTCAATAAACGGAGCTAATAATCCGACGACGCGATTTTGTAATGATCGACCGAGCACGAACGGCGACGGATTGAAGTCCACTTGCGCCGAAGTGTTGCCCGGTGCGGTAATCGATTGAAAGACTTCGACCGATACGACTAATAGCGCCGACTTTACAGGCGCTACGCCTGAATATAGATCGTCAGCTGTTGAGCCATTAAGTACGGCTAAACCAGCTGGAATTTTAGGTGTAAAGATTTGATCTGATGCAGCTGTTGCGGTTGTAAATATATATGGCGCGATTTGGTGATCGTTTACTGTGACAGTTAGATCGAACGCAGCTCCGCAACCTGAAATGATTACAGCTTGACCGGGAACGAAGTAGTTAATTCG